AGACAAAGGACAGATACCTCGACAGGAACTGTATAAGATAGTTGAAGAAATAGAAAACGGCTGATTTTGTGTTCAGGGGGCGACACAGTGTCCCCCCTACCCTCTTTAAAAAAGTTTTATTTTCAAAACGAGACCACACATCCCATAGCTAAACACACCGACATGAATTTTCGTTAGTTTTTTGGAAAAGGAGGGAGCGAATGACACACCAGGAATTGAAAGAACAAAAAGAAAAAATAGTAGAGATAGCGAAAAAGCACGGAGTCGAACAGAATTTCTTTTTTATAACAACATTTGAGAGATATGGAATACAGCTTGATATTCTTGCAAAACTTGAAACCACTATCAAGGAAGACGGTGCATTGGTGTCGAAGGAATATGTCAAAGGACGCGAAAACGTTTACACGCATCCTGCAATCAGCGAATATAACAAGACGTGTACTGCCGCAAATCAGACTGTTACCACTCTGATTAAAATTATAAAGTCCCTTCGTAATGGCGGCGAAGATTCAGAGGGCAAAGACGAACTATTCAAGGTCTTGGGAATTCCTAAAAAATGAATCGTGCTTACGAATATGCAAAATTTTGTCTGCGTTCGAATACGGCGCCGAAGTATGTAAAAAAACAATGCCGTATATTTATCAGAATTGCAGACGGAAAGGATAAAAAATATTTTCTCGATGAAGAGAAGGTAATCCAAATCGAAAACGTCCTTAAGCTTTTAATAATGCCAAAAGGACTTAAGGCTGGGAAAACATTGTATGAATGTTCTACCCGGTATCAGTGGTTGTTTTACGTATCGGTTCTTGCTATCGTTTATCGGGACAATCCCGGCAAACGACGTTATGAGACAGCTATTCTTGAAATATGCAGAAAAAACTTCAAAACCTACACGGTCGCAACGATGTTTATTCTGCTTTTTTTACTTGAGCCTAAATATTCAAAGTTTTATTCGGTTGCTCCGGATGGATCTCTTTCGAGAGAGGTTAAGAACGCCATCGAGGAAACCCTGCGGTCAAGTCCGCTGGTCTATCTTCATAGAGATAAGCCGCGCTTCAGACTGCTTCGGGATTACATACAGTTTAATTTAACAGAGAGCAAATACTATCCGCTTAACTATTCATCTTCAAGGCTTGACGGCAAGCTCCCAAATGTATTTCTTGCTGACGAAGTCGGAGCTCTGCCAAATAATTACGCTATAGAAAGTATGCGTTCCGGACAGCTCAATATCCTTAATAAGCTTGGGTGTATCATATCCACAAAATACCCAACAGCAAACAATCCCTTTGAAGATGAGGTGAACTATGCAAAGCGTGTGCTTGACGGCATCGAACAAGATGAGACAGTGTTTGCGCTACTGTATGAGCCGGACGATCCAAAGAACTGGACAACTGATGACCTTATACTGAAGCAAAGCAATCCCGTTGCTTTGGAGATCCCAGAAATATGGGAAGATCTTCTAAAAAAACGCGCACGTGCAATCGCCATTGAGAGCGCCCGGGAAAACTTCTTAACCAAACACTGCAACATCATATACCAGGGAGCCGGAACTGAGGCTTTTGTCGACATTAATGACGTATTAAATTGCCGTGTTACCAAAATTGATTGGGTGGGCCGAAACGTCTATCTTGGTGTTGACCTTTCAATGACAAATGACAACTGCTCCGTTGCTATGGCTGCCGAAGATGAAGGACTTATATTGGGAGAAGTTATTTCCTTTATCCCGGAAGGACGCATTGAAGAAAAGAGTAAGTTCGAGAAAGTCGACTACAGACGTTTTATCGAAGCTATGAGATGTATAGCCTGCGGCAACAAAACTGTGGACTACGGCGTTATCGAGGATTACGTTTTTAACATTGAGAGCAAATACGGGGTACACGTCAATGCTTTGGGGTATGACCGTTTTAACGCGTTGTCTTCGGCACAGAAGTGGGAACGGGGAGTCGAAGGGAAATATTCATCGCTCAACTGCATACAGATTCGTCAGCATAGTGACACACTTCACATGCCCACAAAACTGTTGTATGAAAAAATAACCGAAGGAGAATTTAGATATGAGACAAACGCCCTTTTGGAGATTAATTTTGAAAATGCAAAATGCACGTATGATACTAATATGAATAGGTATGTCAATAAAAGAAGATCAAACGGTAAAGTGGATATGGTTGTAGCACTGATCAACGCTATATATCTGCTCCAACAGGACGTTATCTTTGAAGACGGTTTTGTTGTACAAACCTTTTAGAAAGGAGGTGTAATAAGAGTGGGATTATTCAGAAAAAAAGAAGATCGGGAAGAAACCTTAGACGAAAGCAAGTGCGACGATCTTCTCCTTCGCGCCATTCTTAACGGCGTATACATTACCCGTGAAGATGCTCTTGCACTCCCGGCAGTTGGTTCCTGCGTGGATTTTATTTGTAACACTTTTGCTCAGATCCCTTTCAAGCTGTATAAGCAGAGTAAAAAGGGGGGAAAAAGGGTAACTGAGGAAGTTGACGATGAAAGAGTGTCAATTATAAACGACGATACCCGAGATAAGCTTGACGGTTTCCAGTTTAAAAAGGCAATATGCGAAGACTACCTACTCGGCAAGGGCGGATATGCATTTATTGGTAAGAGTGGGAATAAGTTCAATGCTCTGTATTATGTAAAATGCGACAGTGTTTCCGTAAGTAAAAACGAAAAGGCAATCTATAAGGATTTTATGCTCATGGTAGATGGGCAGCAATACTTTGACCACCGTTTTATTAAGCTTTTGCGCAACACCAAGGACGGCGCTTCCGGAAAGGGCCTGACTGAAGAGATAAACAAGGTCCTCCAGACTGCATTTAAAAGGATTTGTTATGAGTATGATCTGACTGTAACCGGCGGAAGCCGAAAAGGATTCATCAAATCAAAGAAGAAATTAGACAGACAGGCTATAGATTCGCTGAAGGAAGCTTGGGAGAAGTATTATGCCGGGAACGCCAACACAGTAATCCTCAATGAGGGCATTGAGTTTCAGGAAGCTTCCAACACTTCAAAGGAAAATGAGATCAATGCAAAACAGATAACATTTAACAGCGAAATGAAAGAACTTTTCCATATCGGTGCAACCTACGAAGAAACAATAAAAAATGCGGTTATGCCAATCGCCATAGCATTTGCAACCGCGCTCAACAGGGATTTGTTACTTGAAAAAGAGAAGAAATCCTATTATTTTGCGCCCGACACAAAAGAACTCTATCGCGGAAGCCTGAAGGAGCGTTATGATGCCTACAAAATCGCCATTGAAAGCGGTTTTAAAACACGCAATGAAATACGCTTTATGGAAGACGATGACGCCCTTGAGGGATTGGATGTAATCAACCTCGGATTAGGAGACGTTCTTCTCAATACCAAGACAGGCGATATTTACACGCCTAACACAAATTCTACTGTAAATTTGGATAAACAAAAGAACGGAAACAACTCTCTCGACAACGCTGATGAGTCAACTGTCGATTATAATGAGGAGGGTAATAAGGTTACCCCTAAACATGAACAAAAAGCAAAATAAGAGCGTCAGAGCGCCTAAAGGAGATGAAAAACAGTTGAAAATTGAAGTAAGAGAAGACATCGTGTTTATATCCGGATACATAAATGCTGTCGAAAGGCTGTCAAAACCTATTACAGAAATAATATCCGGACAAAAAAGAACATTTCGCGAGAGAATACAATCCGGGACATTTGCAAAAGCATTGAAACGAAACAAAAATGTTCCTGTATTACTTAATCACAATCACGAGAGAATATTGGCTTTATCTGGGGACGGCACTGCAGTTCTTACCGAAGATAATATCGGTCTGCGCGCTGAGCTGACAATAAGAGATCCTGAAGTTGTTCAGAAAGGTCGCGAGGGCAAACTGAACGGCTGGAGCTTTGGGTTTGTGCCTATTGCAGATAAGTTTACATTTGAGGGAGATACAGAAATAAGATCTGTATTCGAACTGGACCTTGTGGAAGTGTCAATTTTGGACGACACAAAGAACCCGGCATATAGTGGAACAAGCATTGAAGTAAGGGAGGGAGGTGCAAAGGTAATGGAGATCAGAGTGGTTACAAGAGAAGAACATGCAGTGGATACTCCCGAAAAAGAAACAACTCTTTCGGTTGAAGAGTTGGCGACGGCAATAGCTGACAAAGTTATTGAAAAGCTTAAGCCCGAAGAGAAATTCGAAGAACCTACAGGACAGCCTTCCGGCGCTGAAGGGGAGCCCGGCGGAAATCCTAATACAAAATCCGAAACAGATCCTCCAGCAGAACCGTCTGCAGAGGAAGAAAAAAAGGACGAAGAACGTTCTATTGATTATTCAGATTTTGAAAAAAGACTCGAAAATCTTAAAAATGAAGGAGAAAAAAGATGAATCGCAAAGCACTTGAAGAAAAAAGAGCTGACCTTCAGTCAAAAATGTCGGATATTCTCTCTAAAGCAAAGATAGAAAAGAGAGAACTTACACAGACAGAGACCGAAGAATTCGGCAAACACGAAAATGAAATAAGGAGCATAGATAAACAGCTCAAAAAGGAGGAAGATTCTTTGAAGAAAACAGTAACAGAACAGAGATCGGAAACAGAAATCCGCGAAAGCAAGCAGTTTGTATCTTATATCCGCGGTGTGCTTTCCGAAAGAGCCGAAACAAATATGGACTTTGGTGCCAACGGCGCGATCATTCCCACCACGATTGCAAAAAAAATTATTACCAAGGCGTTTGATATGTCTTCGATCTTGCATGACGCAACAAGATATAACACCAAGGGAACGCTTGTTATTCCTTGCTATACCGAGAATGGTGATTCCGGCATTTCTATGGGATATGCCGACGAATTCAAGGATCTTGAGGCAAAGGCGGGTAATTTCACCTCAATCACTCTTGGCGGATTTCTTGCCGGTGCGTTGACAAAAGTGTCTAAGAGTCTTATAGCAAACACGGACATTGACCTTGAAAATAAGGTTATTGAACTTACCGCCGAAGCTATTTCAAAATTTGAAGAGAGAGAATGTATCAAGGGTACTGAAGGTAAGGTTGAAGGTCTCAGGGGCGTTAAGCTTTCAGTTACTGCAGGCTCGGCGACTGTTATTACAGCGGATGAGCTTATTAAACTCAAGAATAAAATCAAAAAGAGATTCCGCAAAAATGCAAAGTGGATTATGGCCAATGATACTCTTACAGCTATCGAACTGCTCAAGGATGGTGAAGACCGCTTTATTTTCCGCGAAGATATGAACGGTGAGTTTGACGGTTATCTTCTCGGTTACCCCGTTGAAGTTTCCGACAATATGGATGATATTGCAACCGGAAAAACTGTAATCTATTTCGGCGATATGTCCGGTCTCGCACTTAAGCAGAGAGATGACGCCCTTGAACTCGAGGTTCTCCGCGAAAAGTTTGCTACACAGCATGCAGTAGGCATTAACGCTTGGCTCGAGTTTGACGCAAAGATGGAGAATGAGCAAAAGATCGCCAAACTCGTTATGGGGTAATGCTTATGAAATATAGAGCATTAAGAAGCTTCAGCGGTCTTATCAATATGCGCTACGGTGAAGAGAAAGAAATCTCCGACGAATATATCGCCGGAGATCTTCTCAAGGCTGGCTACATAGAGGCGGTCGGGGATCTCGAAAAAAACGCAGAATCCTTGGCTGCAAATAATACTTCCAATAAAACTCTCCAAGGAGATGGGGAGGAAGACCATAGCGAAAGCTCCGATGAAACCGTAGATGAAAATGCAGAAGAGCCAACGGAGAACACTGCAGAAACTGAAATGGTACCGGAAACAGTTGCAGCGCCTGAAGCAAAAGCAGCACCTAAAACCAATCCCAAAAGCAAGAAAGAAAAAGAAACCTCTAAATAAGGAGGTGCGATATGGTAGAAAAGGTTAGTGAGATAACCACCAAAGATATTTTCGATTTTATCCATATGGATGAAATCACAAAAGATGATGAAAAACAGTTATCAACCATTTTAAACGTTGCAAAAGATTATATCAAGAACTACACCGATCTCAAGGATCTTGACGAATACGCAGATCTTGTTATCGTCGTATATATTCTGTGTCAAGATATGTGGGATAACAGGACCATGTACATTGACAAGGGAAACGTCAACCGCGTTGTTCAGGGTATTCTTGATATGCATGTGAGGAATCTGCTGTGATAAACCCAGGAGATTATAACAAGCGCATAACAATCCTCCGTGTAGATGAGGAAAAGGATAACGGCGGGTTCGCAAAAAATACCGAGACCGTTGTCCTTTCTCCCTACGCAAAGGTTAAAACAACCAAAGGATTTACTCTTATACAAAACAATTCTGATTTTGAAAAAGCTTTTACAAACTTTACAATCCGCTTTCCGCGCAACACAATAATTGAGAGAGATATGATGATCCGATACAAAGGTGATGAATACAAAATCGAATACCTTAACAACGTGGATGAAGCGGATATAGAGCTCGAGATACAAGCAAAAAAGGTAAAAAAGTAGTGGCAAAATTTAACGAAGAACTTCCGTATGATTTACTCAAACAATTTGAAGATTTAGAAGAAAATACCCCTACGATGATGGGCGAAATGTGCAAAGCAGGCGCGCGGGTCGTATATGGCAAGGTATGTTCCGGAATTGCCCGGGTGTTCAAACGCCCGAATACTCTTTTGAAGGGTCTAAAGATAACTAAAGTATACAAGACCCCTTCTGATGACGGTATCAATGTACATATAGGCTTTTATGGGTACGATGAGGCAAGTAAGTCGGATAAATATCCTAAAGGGAAACCTATACCGCTTATCGCCCTGGCGCGAGAGTACGGCACATCATCAGGAGAGAAAAAACGTCCGTTCTTTCGTAAAGCTTTTTCAAAAAAGGAAATAGAGTCGGCTATGCTTAAAGTTCAAGAAAGTTATATCGGAGGCAACAATGAATAATGAACTAAAAACAATATTCGGCGACGCAATAACCGTTGACGGCACCCTTGTTCCTGCGGCTTCAATAAAGTATAAAGGGGATTCATCAGTGTATTTTATTTGGACTGTTACCGGGACAAAACCAGGACTTAACGGAGACGATGACCAACTTTGCGGTATCTGTACGGTGGATATAGATGTATACAGTAAAAGCAACTTTTTAAATTTGATAGCTGAGATAAAAAAAATAATGAAAAATAATGAGTGGATATGGACAGAAGATGGACCGGATATGTTTGAGGAAGATACCGGATATTATCACAAAACCATGTCCTTTGAGAAAGAGAGGGCTTTATAAATGGCAAGAACCGGCCTTAAGAAAGGTAAATATAACAAGCATGATACGGCCACGGGAAAGTTCGCAGCGCTTACAAGCAGCTCTGTTCCGCTTCTCGAAAAGCTAATTGACGAAAAGTTTGCACCGGAGTTTAACTCCGCGGAGTTGTATGCGGATGATTCTTTAGCTGAAACCGATTACAGTTACAAAAAGGGCACGCTTACTCTTACAGTGGCAAATGATGATGACAAGAAGGGCGCCGAGCTCCTGGGCAACGCTATCGACGAAGGCGGCGAGGTAACGATGCACACAGATGACACGGCTCCCGAAATCGGATACGGTCATATTCTTCCCAAACAAGTAAACAACAAAAAGATGTACAAGGTGGAGTTTTTTCCCCGCGTAAAGATTACCAAGATCACCACCGATGCGAAAACAAGGGGAGAGGGTGTTGAATTTGGAACAACGTCCATCGAAGGAAAGGTTATGGCTCTTGCTTCGGATTTTAATGGTATGAAAGCCGGCACATGGGAAAAGCACAATACCTTTGAAACAGAAGATGAAGCTGAAACATATCTTAACAATTGTTTAACACCTTCGGTGTCTTGATGAGGTGCTGTGATGAAAGTGTTGTGTATTAGTACCTGTCAGCAAGACAGAAAAATAGTGTACAAAGAAGGTAAGGAGTACGACATTTCCGAAGAAATGTACATAAAAAACAGTGCTTTTTTCAAAAAAATCGAAAAAAATACAGAAACAAAATAAGAGGCAGAGAGATCTGCCTCTTTTCTTGTAAAAGGAGATTGTTATGAAAGAAAAAATTGCTTATTTCGAAAACAATGGCACCAAATATCCGTTGGTGTTCAATTTAAACGTTATGGAAGAGATACAGGAGAAATACGGTTCTCTTGCCGAGTGGGGAAGGATAACGCAGGGTCAGGGTGAGCCTAAGATTAAAGACTTAAAATTTGGCTTGTTGGCCATGATCAACGAAGGCATCGAAATTGAAAACGAAAATAACAATGAGGGAAGACCCTTGATGAGCCTCAAGCAGCTTGGCCGTCTTATGGCAAATGTCGGTGTGGCGAAGATTGTACAAACAATCAGGGATATTACTGTCGCATCAGCAAAGACCGAGGCTGACGGAAAAAACGAGTAATCCACGAAGATCAAGAATCCTCTATTGATTTTTCGTGGTTATACTTTATCGGTCATTGCCTTTTAGGGTACACCGACAAAGAGGTAGGACGAATGACGTTCAACAGATTAATGCAGATGTACAAGCATTATAAAAATGATTATGACTTCAGAAAAAGTAATGTTACATACAGCAAACTTGAGGAATATATCGCACATCAAGGGGAGTTTCTTCCTGACTAAACAATAAAAAGGAGGAGTGCCTATGAGTAGTTTCGGCGGAACAGTCAAACTGACCGGCGAAAGCGAATATAAAAAAGCATTATCGGAGATTACTTCGAATTTAAAAGTGCTTAACAGCGAGATGAAAGCTGTTACATCTCAATACGACAAAAACGACTCTTCGGCCGAGAATCTTTCTTCGCAGAATGAAGTTCTGAACAAGAAAATTGAGGAGCAGGAAAAACGGGTTAATCTTCTGAAAGACGCCCTTGAAAAGTCCCGCAAAGAAACCGGAGATAACAGCGAAACTACAAAAAAATGGCAAACAGACTTAAATAATGCCGTTGCTGATCTTAACAAACTAAATCGCCAAGTGGATAATAACACAAACGCGATGAGAGAAGCTGAGCAAAAGACAAAGGATGAGGCAGATGCCGTCGAAGATTTTGGCAACGAAGCCAAAGAAAGCGGAGACAAAGCGCTGTCCCTCGGAGATATTATAAAAGCTAACCTCATAAGCGACGCAATTATCGGTGGCTTACACGCTTTGGGTGAGGGAATAATGGCTGTCGGAAATGCTATGAAAGACAGCTTGTCCGATGGCGCTGCATATGCAGACAATATTCTTACACTTTCAACGCAAACCGGTCTTTCTACAGATACCTTAGAAAAGTATAATGCAGTAGCAGAGCTGACCGATGTGTCTATGGAAACACTGACAGGGTCAATGGCAAAAAACATAAAAGCTATGAGTGAGGCGAAAGATGGTAGTACCGCTTACGCTGAAGCCTATAGAAAGCTTGGAGTTTCTGTTGCTGATTCGGGTGGAAAACTACGCGACAGCGAAACAGTTTATTGGGAAACAATAGACGCTTTGAAAGGCGTATCCGATGAAACTGAGAGAGATGCTCTTGCTATGGAGATATTTGGAAAAAAAGCCCAAGATCTTAATACAATTATCGAGATGGGAAGTCAAGGAGTTACCGAATATTCCGAAAAAGCAGTTAATATGGGAGCTGTACTCGGTGGAAAAGGATTAGCGGCTTTGGGCGAACTTGATGATCAAATGCAGATCTTCAACAGTACAACGGCCGCGACAAAGAACATCCTTGCTTCTGCTTTTGCTCCGGCCGTGAGTGAAGCTATGAGTGGCGTTAATGATTTAAGCTCTTCCTTTAACGTTCTTATCTCAGCTATCATGTCAGGAGATCAAGGTGGAATTGACCAAGCATTTTATATGATCTCGGAGGGAATTACAAATTTAATAGCGGGGATGGAAAATGCTTTGCCTATGGTAACAGAAGTAGGTTCAAGACTTTTTTCTATGTTAATTGATCTCGCAGCGGAACATTTGCCGTGGATAGTCGAAGTCGGCGCCGAAATGGTAAATAAGTTGCTTTCTGGAATAAGTCAAAATGTTGGTACTTTGACTTCTGCCGCTTTAAGTTTGGTAAACCAACTTACTTCAACAATTATTGATAATCTGCCGGTTATTTTAAGTATGGGGATTCAGATACTTGTTTCTTTGGTTCAAGGAATAAGCCAATCTCTTCCTGAACTCACTACCACAACCGTTAAAGCTATTGCTATGATGGCTCAGGTTTTGATGGATAATCTTGACTTAATATTGACCTCGGGTATTGAATTGGTTCTTACTTTGGCTTATGCACTTCTCGATAACCTTGATCTACTGATAGACACAGGAATAGAGTTAATACTTGCCCTGACAGATGGATTACTTGAGGCTATGCCCGAATTGTTGGACGAACTTCCTGTTTTGGTCGAGAAAGTGTGCTCTGCGATTGAGAATAATTTGCCTAAATTGGTTGAAGCGGGAATAGAATTGACGATGAAATTAGCTGGCGGAATTATAGAAGCAACACCGCAACTTCTCGAAATGCTTCCACAGATCATAATTTCAATTGTCGGCGCATTAACAAATAGCCTTGGTGAATTAAAAACAGTCGGTGGTAATCTCGTAGAGGGAATTTGGAACGGCATCAAGGACAAAATCAACTGGATTCTTGATAAAATTAAGGGCTTCGGAAAATCCGTTCTTAACGGAATTAAGGAAATTTTCGGAATAAAGAGTCCCTCTAAAGTGATGGAAGAGGAAGTTGGAGCAAACCTTGCTTACGGTGTAGGCGGAGGATTTGCGAAGACTATGGATGAGGTCTCGAGAGATATGCAGAACGCTATGCCTACGGAGTTTGATTCGGAAATTAACACTCATTTTACGTCTGTTTCGGACTATTCGCAAATATCAATGTTTGATACTATGATTTTGGCGTTTAAAGAGGCGTTGTCAGAGGTTAAGGTAATGCTCGACGACAGAGAAGTGGGAACATTTATTGTGGAAACGGTGGAAAAGGAGGTATTTGCTTAATGAACAGCATTATATTTAAGGGCGTTTCGAGCGCCGAAATAAGAGGTTTGCTTATTAGCGAGTTGCCGCCTATCACCAAACCGCAAATGAGGACAAAAGAAACCTTGATAGACGGCAAAGATGGCAGTTTGATCGAGGAGTTGGGTTATTCACCGTATGATAAGCCGGTTTCTATTGGTTTGTATGGTAATTTTGATATCGATGAGATTATAAAATTCTTTTCCGGAGAGGGAGAGGTTATATTCAGCAATGAACCTGAAAAGGCATATAGAGCTAAAATATTTGCGAAGATCGATTATACGCGACTTCTTCGGTTCAGAAAGGCAAAAATACTCTTTAGGACTCAACCCTATAAATATAAAGCTTTTGAAGAACCAACTGTACTATACGCACCCAATTCCGGGATAATCAACGAGGGACTCGAGGTGAGTAAACCCCTGATTACACTGACGGGTAGCGGAACCGTCGAGTTATTAGTCAACGGTTCCGCAGTCTTCAGCTATACCTTCCCGGTGGGAGAGAATCAGGTTGAAATTGACAGCGAAAAAGAGGATGCCTACTGGCAAAACGAGCTAAAAAACAGAAATATGAATGGTGAATTCCCGTTACTTCAACCGGGAATAAACAAAATCGAGTGGACAGGAGATATTCAGAGTCTTGAAATTCTTCCAAGAAGCAGGTGGTTATAATGATCAGGGTATATGAAAGCGGAGAAAGGAGCTTTGCCAACAACGGATTGAAGATACTTCATCCGCTGAAGGCTGAGGTAACTAAAGTTGATAACGGGGATTATTATGTTGAACTGACAGATACTCTTGAAAACTACGAATATTATCAAAACGGAATGATAGCTCGCATCCCAACTCCGTGGGGGGGTGCAAGGATTTCGTTTTGCCGATCCGGTTACAAAAAACAATAAAATTACTATTAAAGGTTGGCATTTGTCGTATGATGCAAAGAAATATGTTATTAAAGATGCCTATGCTGTTGAAAAAAATTGTAATGGAGCTTTAGAACATTTTAATTCCAATACCGATTCACCGTCTCCTTTTTCCACCATAAGTGATATTTTATCGGTTTGTTCTACGAGAGTTGTAAGAAAGAGCTTGTTTGAAGTTTATGAATGGCTTTTAAGCTCAGATAAATATGGCGGACATTGGTATCGCGATAATTGGACGCTCGGTATAACATCAAAGATTGGACAAGATCGGGGAGTTGTTATATCCGCAGGAAAAAATCTTACCGGTTTTCAATCAAAAGAGGATTGGGAACAGGTTTGCACAAAAATACTTCCCTACACTACCGATGGAGATACGGTAGTGATGCTCGAGGATACGTATATCGAGATCGAAGAGAAGCTTTATGATATACCGTACACGAAAGTCGTCTCTTTTGATAATGACCTCAATGCTGAATCGTATGTTTCTAAAGAAGAATATCATTCTGCTATTCGAAATTGGTTAAAAGGTCAGGCAATCACCTATCTCGATAAAAACAAACTTCCGAAGGTTAACTATTCCGTATCGGCAAACATTAATAATGTTAGCGACGTCGGTGATGTTATACAGGTAAAACACCCTCGGTGTAAGATTAATATTTTAACCGAGGTTATATCCGTAAAGTACGACGCTATTCGTAAAAAGTATATCAAAATAGAGTTTGGTAACTTTAAAAAGGAACTTAAAAATCTTTCCCAAAACATTTCTGCAGAAATAGAAAAAAAGACCGAAAATACGGTCAAAGAGTCTCAAGCTTTTTTGCATAGTGAACTTGAGGAAGCCACGGCAAGGATAAACGGAGTGCTCGGTAACAGTTATGTAATTATTGAAGGGGACAAACTTCTGGCGGTTGATACACTTCCGAAGGAGAAGGCCGTCAACGTGTTGAAGATCTCCAATGGAGGAATTGGGTTCAGCCAAACAGGAATAAAAGGCCCTTTTACAAGTGCGTGGACATTGGACGGAACGCTTAATATGCAGAATATTAACGTTATCAATTTGACAGCATCTATGATTAAAGGCGGCATTCTGAAGCTCGGTGGCAAAAATAACACAAGCGGCGTATTTGAATTATACAACGAACAAAACTCCCTGATAGCCCGTATGGACAAGGAAGGGTTAACTGTATTCGCCAAAAATGGAGATTATGTTAAGCTTAATGCCGAAGAGGGTTTTTGTGGATATGATTCTCATGGTACTAAATCGTATTGGGCAGACGGTGAGACATTTCATATGATGAATGCTGAAATTGAAAGACAAATCACGATTGCCGGAATGATAAAAATAGTTCCTGTATCTACTGCAGAAAGTAAGGGTGTCGGGTTTGTAGCTTTAAGCTAAAGGAGATTGTATGATTACTTTAATTGATTCCAATGTTTGGTGTACAAATCCAATAGCATTGTGGACAATCAAATATGAATATCAGCGCATTGGTGCTGATATGCAGTACCGTTTTTACTGGAAGATATGGTTGAATTACAATACAGGCTGGTGGTATAACGCAATGCAGCTTAAACTTTTTTTAGATGGGGTTCAATACAACGTTCATGTCAAGGACTACAAGGTGGAAACTGGATGGAGCTATGAAGGGACTACTGACTGGTATACGGTAAATAATAAGACAGTCGGTACAACTTTATTCTATGTTCAGTTGTATGACGAAAGCGCAAATACTACAGATGCAACCTCATCAACTTATTATCTTACAGTTTCTCCGTGTGGAGCGACAATTATTTCAGCATCGGATTTCACTGATGAAGAGAATCCATCGATATTGTATTCAAACCCAGCGGGAGCAAATGTATCGAAGTTGCAAGCCTGTATTTCTTTTACCTCAGCAATAGCTGATATCGAGTATCGGGATATACCTGTTAACAGTACATCTTATACGTTTGAACTTACCAACGAGGAAAGAACCATATTGCAGAATGGCACTTCCGGTAATAACCGAACGGTAGTGTTTATTATTCGAACCAAAATTGACGAAAAGTATTTTTATTCAACATTGGAGCGAACACTAACCATTGTAAACGCCGATCCGGTATTTTCAGAAGATCAGCTGCGTTGCGTCGATACAAACACAGCGGTTGTCTCAATAACCGGAAATAATGAACAGTTAGTGCAGGAACAATCCCTGCTTACTGTTTTCTTTAGCTCAGCCACAGGTAGGAAGGGCGCAGGAATAACACAGTATATATTTGAGTTAAACGGAATAACCAAAGTTGCTTACGAGAGCGGATATGTTGAATTTGGAAAAGTGTATAGCGCCAGAGATACGGAGCTTATTGTAACGGTAATGGATAGCCGTGGGAATAAAACATCGGTAACCAAAACAATACCGATATTGGCGTGGTCTTTGCCGACATTTGACGTTACCCTCGAAAGATTAAACAACTATGAGGATGAGACACATTTGACAGTCAACGCTTCTGTTTCGCCCTTGGATGGAAAAAACACAATGAAGATATCATACCGTTATGCCGAAAACGGCACACAGCCTGGAAACTTAACGGAGATAACAAATAATGCT